AGCTTTACTTTTGAGGACTGGGAACTGTTGGATACAACAAAGTAGGAGGAAGACTATGGAAAACAATATTGTTAATACACTTATGGAGCTGGATCCGGAGAAACTTGTCCGGAAAACGAGAAAAGAGATTGAAATTAAGAGACTGTCTGATATCATGGGAAAGCCATTTATGGTATCTGTAGCTGCCATTCCTGGTGAGAGATATATGGAGCTTGCCGGTAATATGGTGGATGAAGAGGGAGCGGTGGACTTCGCACAGCTCCATTCCGTAAATGTAAACCTGTCACTTGCTGGAATGGTATCACCGGATATGAAGGACCGGGAACTGCAGAAACACTTCGGATGCGCAACACCAAAAGACCTGTTAGATAAGTTCTTTAATGGTGGTGAGATTTCAAAGATCGCTGATGCAGTTACAGAGCTGAGTGGATATGGTAAAGACAAAAAGAAAAAAGTAAAAAACTCATAAGCACGGACAGGGAAACAAATATTATGTATATCCTGTTCCGTGACAAGGGGTGGAAGCCTTCCGACTATTTTAATCTCCCAATGGGAGAAAAGATAGTAGTGGAGGCTTTTTTGATGCAGGAAAAGGAAGAGAGAAAGAATATAAGAGGAGGGACGTAAATGAGCAGAGTGATAGATGCGATCATACAGTTGACCGATAAATTTACGTCTCCCATGAGCCATACGATTAAGGCAATGACAGAGGCAACCGCTGAAGGCAATCGTATGCGCAAGAGCATTGCCAATGCCGGGAAAACAATCCAGAGCGTAGGCCAGGGAGTAAGCGCCGCGGTAACCATGCCGATCATAGGTGCAGGAGTAGCATGCGGGAAAATGGCTTCTGATTTTGAAAATGGTATTGCAAAGGTGTCCACTATAGCGGACACCTCAGTAATGAGCATAGATCAGATAAAAAGAGCTACTCTTGACCTGTCAAATCAGCTGGGTGTATCGGTTACAGATATCTCAGAAGCCCAATATAATGCCATTTCTGCTGGTGCGGCTACAGAAAAATCACTGGATCTGGTATCAACAGCTGTAAAGGCGGCAAAGGCAGGTTTTACGGATACAGCAACGGCGGTGGACGGACTGACTACAGTGTATAACTCATTCGGTGGGGCTGTGGACTATGAGAAGCTGTCAGATCAGATGTTACAGACACAGAACTATGGTAAAACCACGTTCGGAGAACTGGCGTCATCTATCGGCCAGGTTACACCGGTAGCCAATTCCCTGAATGTATCTACTGATGAGCTTTTTTCAAGTATTGCCATTCTTACAAAAAATGGTATTGCTACAAGCTCAGCGATAACAGGCTTAAAAGCAGCCTATTCTAACATTCTTAAACCGACTTCGGACGCATCGAAAACAGCTAAAAAGCTGGGCTTAGATTTTAGCGCTACCCACTTAAAAGCTGTAGGCTGGGCAAAATTCATGGAAGAGGTCAAGGAAAAGACAAATGGTGATGCGGATGCTATGGCAAAACTGTTTGGATCGGTCGAAGCTTTGAACTCAATGACGGTGTTAGCGGGCGCTGGACTGGATGATTTCAACAACTGTCTGGGACAGATGAACAGCGCTGCAGGCCTGACACAACAGTCTTATGAAAAGATGCTTACGCCGTCAGAACGCTGGCAGATTGCACTGAATAAGATCAAGAATGCCGGTATTCAGGTCGGTGAGAAGCTACTCCCGGTATTTGAAAAGGTAACGGGAGTAGTAGATAAGGTGGCAGACCGATTTGCCAATATGTCTGATGAACAGGTCAATTCGCTCATAAAGTTAGCAGCTGGAGCAGCAGCAGTAGGCCCGGTGATAATTGCTTTTGGAAAAACAGTGACAGGTGCATCAAAGCTTCTGGGCGTGATATCAAAAGTATCAAAAGCTGGAGGTGTGTTTAAACTTGCATTTGCGGCAATGTCTGGCCCTGTGGGAATTGTAATCGCAGCAATATTTGCATTGATTGCAGTGGTGATAATAGTTCGGAGACATATGGATGTATTCAAACGGTCACTTGGTAATCTGGGACCAATATTCCAGAGTGTAAATGGACACATCCAAAGTATAATTGCTAAATTTAAAGCATTCTGGGCGGTTGCTGGGCCAATAGCCAAGCAACTGGCACATGTCTTTGCTGTAGGGCTTACAATGGCTATAGGCAAGCTTGTGAATGGTGTTGCAACAGGAATAGATACGATGGTGACGATTATTGA